GATGTAAGTTACAATGGACATGCTAAAAAAGATCTAAAATACTTGAATGGGATGACTAATTTTGGTATATTGATGGAAATTAATGGTATTGAAGATCCATTTACTTGGTCACGTGATGTAGTAAATAAAGTACAGGAAAACGGAACTGGTTTATATTATAGTCCATCTCGTACTCCTTCAACTACATCTGAAGGTAATGGTGTAAGTTCAAAACAAATTAGTTTGGATACTTTAACTCATATTGTTGAACCTGCAATGGGTGGTTATTTCAAATATGTTATGGATTTTATTATGGATATGAAAAAAGTATTCCATACACTTGGAGACGATTGGGGAATGTATATTCCTGAAGTAAAATATTTGTCACCTGAGGTAAAAGTAAACTATGAAGATCTTAGTTTGATCGACTATCCAAACGTACATTTCGTAGGTGATGCTTTAAGTGCTAGAGGTATTACAGTATCAGGTGCACAAGCAATTTATGTAGCAGAAAATTTAATTAAATAAAAAAGTTATGAAAATAGGTCTTTGTGGAACAATTTCAGTTGGTAAAACAACACTAGTTAATGCGTTAAAAGAATTACCTGAATTTACAGGATATGAATTCAAAACAGAACGTTCAAAATATTTACGTGATTTAGGTATACCATTAAACACAGATTCAACATTAAAAGGTCAAATAGTGTTTATGGCTGAACGTGCAAGTGAACTTATGTTTGAAAATATGATTACAGATAGAACTGTAATTGATGTTATGGCGTTTACACGTTTAGCTAAATCGATTCCATATTTTATAGCGGATGATTTTAATGATGCGGTATCGCATTTGCTTCGCGAGTATGATTACATATTTTATGTTTCACCTGAAGGTGTAAAACTAGAAGATAATGGAGTACGTGTTGTAGATGCTAATTATAGAAACCAAGTTGATAAAGAGATCATACAACTAATCATCAGACATAAAAATAAACTTAAAAACTACACTGAATTATCGGGTAGTACCGAGGAGAGAATACAGAAAATTAAACAAGTAATAGGTCTCTAATATTTATAAATAAAATTAAATATGAAAACATCTCGTTTACTCGAAATCATACGTGAAGAAATCTCAGCTGCTTTAGGTGAAGCAGCTACAACATATGCTGGCAAATCAGCAATTGATGATCTTAAAAACGACAAAGCATTTAGTGGATTAACAGGAGATGCAAAAAATGATGCCGTAGAAAAATTAACTAGTGGTGGTACAGTAACTATTGGTGAAGAAAAAGTAAAAAAACTAGCTGAAAAATATCAACTTGATGAGGAAACAATCAATGAAATGGCTAGTATTAAACAGTTAAAAAGTGAATTGGAAAGACAAGGTAAAGAAGCAGAATTAAAAGCAGTAACTGCTGCAGAACGTGCTGCTTTAGACTCATTAAAATCTGACCCTACAATTACCCCAGACGGACGATTAAAAGGGTATGTTCCTACACTTAAAAAAGAATTATTAAATACACACAATATCAAATTGCAAGATTTATTATCTACAGTAGCAGGAAAAGCTGAAGATGATGGTGTGAAATTTAGCAGTGATATCGCTACTAATACTATTGAAAAAGATGCTGCTAACCAAATTACAGGAAAAGAAGCAGGTCAACGTGGTAGAAAAGCAGATCCAAATAAAGCAGAAAAACCAGCTTCTGCAGGCAAAAAAGGAAGACCAGCAGGTGAACCTAAAACAAAAGTAGCTACTCGCACAAAAGGTGATGATGGGTTTGATGATGTGTCATATTCAGATGTAGATAGTGAAGATAAAGAAGCAACACAAAATATAGGTAGTGATCCAACTGCAAAAGAACTAGGTAAAATGGCCTACTCTAAAAAATTATCCCCAGAAGAAGAAACCCAATTTAAAACAGCATTAAAAGGTATTACAGCTAAAATAAAAAGAATTGAAGATGGTGAAGAAAAACCTGATGATAGAACACTTTTACGCAAAGCATATCAATCTACAGATGTAAAAAGACTTTTTAAAGCTAAAGGATTAGATTTAGATAGTATGCTAAAAGGTATAATCGGATAAAATGAAAGAAAAAGTATATCAAATAAAGTTATCCCATCTAATCATAGGTGGGATACTTTTACTATTGTTGTTATTTTTGATATATTTTAGACCTACTCCAACTCCAATAAACACTTACGATAAAGAAAAAAGAGAAATAGATAGTTTAAAAACCGAAATAGTTAAATTTAAAAAACTTAACAGTGTTTTAGACAGTAAAATAAACAAACAACAAAAAGTTATAGATTCATTAGATATCAAAATATCAACTACAGAAAAAGAACTAACTAAAACCCGTACATATTATGGTAATAAAATTAAAGATATTACTAGTTCTTCTCCTGCTGAGCTCAACGAGTTTTTCACAGAAAGATACAAGTAAAATTTGCTTTTCATACCATAAGGCAAAACGTAGAGCTATTGCTGTAGTTAAAGGTGATTCAGCTATGGCTGAACTTAAAGTAGTAAATAAACTAGTTTATCAACTTAACGAAAAAATTGATTCCCAAGATAGTATTATCGTTCTATACACAGAAAAAGAAAAAAATTATAGTAGCCAAATAGATAGCTACGAAAAAATATCCGACAAAAAAGACAAAATAATCACAGGACTTAAAAAAGATGTTACTGACTTAACCCGTAAGAATAATAATCTCAAATCAGGGATTAAGTGGTTAGGTGGAGGATTCGTGGCTTCTGTACTTACTATTATTACATTTATAGTAGTTAAATAATGGAAGAAAGAAATTTAAAACAGGTAGTTCGCGAGGAATATGTAAGATGTGCCCAATCACCAGCATATTTTATGAAAAAATATTGCTACATCCAGCATCCACAGCGTGGACGTATTCAATTTAATTTATATCCATTTCAAGAAAAAGTACTTACTTTATTTCAAGAAAATCCATACTCAATAGTTCTTAAATCTCGCCAGTTAGGTATTTCAACATTGTCCGCAGGTTATGCTTTATGGATGATGTTATTTTACGAAGATAAAAACATTCTTTGTATTGCAACAAAACAGGAAACCGCTAAAAACATGGTTACTAAGGTAAAATTCATGTACGAAAGTTTACCTTCCTGGTTAAAGTTTGCAAATAAACCTGACGAAGCAAATAAATTAACACTTCGATTACCAAATGGATCTCAAGTTAAAGCAATTGGTGCGTCTAGTGATGCAGGTAGATCCGAAGCCGTTTCTTTGTTGATTATAGATGAGGCTGCCTTTATCCACAACATTGGTGAAATATGGGCATCAGCTCAACAAACCTTAGCAACGGGTGGTGGATGTATTGCTTTATCTACACCTTATGGTACAGGTAACTGGTTTCATAAAACATGGGTTGCTGCAGAAATGGGTGATAATAGTTTCTTACCTATTAGATTACCCTGGGAAGTACACCCTGAACGAGACCAATCATGGAGAGATCAACAAGATGCAGATTTAGGTGTTCGAATGGCAGCACAGGAATGTGACTGTGACTTTACAACATCTGGTGATACAGTATTTACCCCAGAAGATATTTCTTTTTACGAGCAATTCCACGTGAAAGAACCTCTTGAAAAACGTGGAGTTGATCAAAACCTATGGATTTGGGAACCAGCAGATTATTCTAGGAACTATCTGATCGTAGCTGATGTAGCTCGTGGCGATGGTAAGGATTCTTCTGCGTTTCACATCTTTGATGTTGAAACATTCACTCAGGTAGGTGAATATAAGGGACAAATCAATACAAAAGATTATGGACATTTGTTAGTAAGTATTGCAACAGAATACAATAATGCTTTACTTGCAGTCGAAAATCAAAGCGTAGGTTGGTCAACAGTGCAAACCGTTTTAGATAGAGGTTATCAAAATTTCTACTATTCACCAAAAGGTGGAACAAATAATGTAGACAATTTCTTTGATCCTTACATGGACCATAGTAAAATGACCCCAGGCTTCACAATGTCAAACACAACTCGTCCTATATCAATTGGTAAGTTCCAAGAAGCTGTTATGGATAAAGGAGTTGTTTTTCACTCTGTGCGCCTATTAGAGGAAATGAAAGTATTTATATGGAAAAACGGTAGAGCAGAAGCACAATCAGGATACAATGATGATTTAGTAATGTCATTTTGTATTGGATGTTACTTACGCGAAACCGCTTTTAAACTTAGAACAAATAATATGGAAATGACCAAAAGTATGTTGAACGGTATAGGAAATTCTCGTACATCATATATTGGAGGATATTCCAATGGGCCAAATTATGCTGACAAGTATAACAAAAATCCATTTAAAATAGACAACCCTTATTCAAACGATCAAGAAGACATTTCTTGGCTTTTATAAAAACAAAACATGGCAGATACAGGATTATTTAGTAGATTAAGACGATTATTTTCAACAGATGTACTCATTCGAAATGAAGGAGATAACCAATTGAAAGTATTTGATATTAACAAAATACAAGTTTCAGGTGAATATGAAACAAATGCATTAGTAGAC